TTTTGAAAATAATATTTCATTGAAAATTTTATTAAATAATTGTATAAATTTTGTACTTGATTGATACCATATCGATGATATTGCATCACAATATTTCGGTTCAATCATATTTATACCTAATGGTAATTTGATATATGATTTAAATGTCGAATTTGTTTCAGGTAATAAAGTCAATGTTGAATAATTATTTGCAACATAATCACTATATTTAGGTAATGTATTTATTGAAATAAATGAATTTATTACATCACTCAATAAACCTATAAATATTCTTTTTATACTTGATGAAAACTCACCAATAATATTTATTAATCCTGATATTTTATCATAATATTGTTTTGTTACCCAACTAATTGGCAAAATTGTAGGGTTACTTTTATCTATTACATCCGGTCTTAAAGTCGAACATAATAAATATATATTTGATGTATTATTTTGTCTTTGTAATTCTTTGAAATAATTGTCGTCATTTATAACATATTCTTCCACTGGAAAATTGATATTTACATATGGATTTGGCGGTAAATTTGGATAATATCCAGCACCTATATTTTTTAATATAACATTATCTATTATCTTTTTATAAATTTTGATTTTAAAATTATATAAATCTGGATTATCCGTTGAATTATTATTTGTATTACCATCTTCTGCATCTCTGTAATCAATTAAATTTAAAAATCTATTTAATAAAAAATTATTACTCGCATTATTCGCAATAATATATGGTCCATATAAACTAAACATATCATATATCATAATTGGTATATCTCTAGCAGCTAATAATGGTATATAATTCATTATTGCTAATTTACTATAAGTAATAGATGATATTGTCGGTCTTGTTATAGTAAATCCAATTGGTACAGGCAATATATAACTATCCAAAATAACTTTTGTTGAAAAATATAATGAAACACGGTTATATATATTATATAAATTATTTTTAGTTGGATCTGGCACAAATAATAATTCTTTCCATTGAATATAACTATTTGTATAATCATCATAATTTGTCGATTTTAATTGCGTGATACAATATTTTATCATATCATTAAAATATGAATTTATATCATTATTGAAATAATTTTGTATAATTGTATTATCTTGAGTAATATTTAAAATATTTTTATTTAATACAGTTATTAAATTGTCATTTAAATCAGAATTAATATTATTAATTACTGGTAAAAATAATGTTGTATTTGTGTACTTTCCAGTTGATGATACATATGAATATTTTTTATAAAATGATAATATATAATGCGGATTTTGAATATATGTATTATTAACAATTATATCAGATTTATTCAAAAAAATTGTTAAAATATTTATAAGTTGAATAAGATTATATTTTAAATTATTTGCAATATGATATTTTATTATTTTTGATAAATATATAATTTGTGCTTTTGATTGGACTGTCTGATTTAAATTACCAGTTACAACATTTTCAGCTAAATATTTTTTTAAAATATAATATGAATCATTTTTAGTATATGTACCATATGTTATTCCTAAAAAATTACCATAATATAATAAAAAATTATAGGTTTTATTAATATATTGTTCAAAATAACTTAATATACTTTTATTTGCATCATTTGAATTTACATAAAAATTTATTACATCTGCATCAATTGTATAATATAATAATAAACATTCATCTATATTTGTATTTTCTGGATTCGTAGGTCCATCTGCATTGTTAAATGTTGTTCCAGGATTTACTACAGTTATTTCCTGTTTATTTATTAATTGTCTTCTTGTTATTAAAAATATAGGTGAATACTGATAATCTGTAACATTTATTTTAATAAAATTATTTAAAAATCCAATAAATATAAAATTTAAAAATCCATCAGATGTATATGTTAATAATTGAGTTATTTTTTTATTCGCATTATCATATGGTAACAAATTTGTCAATCCAAAATATTTTCTATTAGTTTCATTCACATCTTTAATTCCAGCTGGATTCACATTTCCATCTTTATTTCTATATTCATAATTATTTAATTGTAAATCATAATAATAATTTAATAAAAATCCAAATATAACATAATATCTTTTACAATAATTCACAATGTCTGGATTTGTTACATAATATTGTTTATTTACACTAGAAGTTAATTTCATAAATTTTATTATTATTTGCATAAACACATTTCTTCCCGATATTAATTTATTTTGAAATATATCAATACTTTCATTATTATATATTGATGTAATATTTGGATTACTATCATTTATCAAATTAATAACATCAATTGATTGTTGTGCCAATTGTTGAACATTACTAAATATGTCTTGTTGATCGGCATAAAAATTATATTTATTTAATGTATTAATCATCGTATTATTAATATCGTCGATTATCGCATTCGATTTGGTCGTAGTTCTATTATAATTATCTAATATAACATCAATATCATTGTTCGTAACATCATATATCCATGTTACTCCATAACTATTTAATATTGTATTAATATATGAAAATGTCGGTGATTTTTTTGTTATATATATTTTTGGTAATTTAACAACCAAATGTGAATCAATAATTAAATCACCTTTATTTTGAAATTTATATTTAAATGTTGATCCAAATTTATTATTAAATTTAATATCATCCATATCATCATATAGTGAAAAATTTGAATGTCGTCTATATATTATCTTAAATAATGTTATTTCTGGATTTCCACTCAAATATAAATCACTTATTCCTTTTGCTACAAGTTGCAATAGTCCACCAGCCATGTCTATAATAAATCAATATAATAATCTTTATGTTAAAAAGATTATTAGTATATTTTTAATAAATTAATTTATTAACCAACATAGTTATATGCAAATCCCGCACTGCCTCCTATTATTCTTAATATTTGATATCTTACTGAATAAATTCTAATATCAACACTCGTCGATAATACCATATCATTATCAGAATTTACTATTATATTTGGATCTACATCTGATAAATTATATGTAAACATACTTTTATTTATTATAAATACTAATGTTGGATCTCCAATTTTACTAAAATTACATGTACCCGATGGTTGATGATCTTGGGAAAATAAACTAAATGAATATACATTTACACCATCTGATGGTGATTTGGTATGATGTACATTTGGTTGTAAATAATTAAAAAATATTTCATCTAAATTATCAAATCGTACAAATCCATTTAAAAGTAATTTTGAATTTGTAATTGGATTCCCTTTACCATCTATTCCTAGAGAATAATTAAATGGCATTTTTTTTAAAAATGAATCATCATTTATATATTCTGTGCGTTGTGCCACCCAAAATAATTCTTTACATGGTCCATTAAAATCTAATGTTATAATATTTTTCGAATTTGTTACAGATTCTATATTCATTTGATCCACAACTTCTATTAAATATTCATGTGCCGATTGTGCAAATCGTCTTCTTTCTGTCGTATCAAGAAATATATATTCAATCAATAATGATCCATTAATTTTTAGTCCCATATTATCCCAAATATCTGTAAGTGATAATTGATTTATTTCAAGCCAATCATCTACTCCATCAGATGTATATCTATATCTTGGAAATTTTTCTATATATGCACATTTTTCAAATGTATTTAATTGTATTGTCAAAGATATATTACTATATTGTAATGCAATTAATGGAAATGCTAATCCCCATTTTTTACAAAACCAAAAACTTAATGGTATATTTACAATACATGCATTTTTTGGATTTCTATCAAATTGTTTAAATTCATGTAAATTACCAATCATTTTATTATATAATTCGTCTTGATGTACATCAGTTGTTAATTCATACCATAAATTTATCCAATCACCATAATGTCTATCTATTCTTTCTCCTCCTATATTTGTATCTATTCTATTTATAATCCCATGTCCAACTTTATCAATCCATGCAAATTTTGCATATTTTGAATTTTTATTATCTAATATACTTTTCTGTTTTTTTAATAAATTAAAATAATATTTACTTACTTCTACACAATTTTGAATTGCGTCATATATATGTCTACTAATTGATGTTATTGTTGCATCTGGTGTTATTTCATTAATTATTTGCCCAACGTTCGAAAATTCTGGTGTTAATATAGCGTCATATATAGTATTTCCTAAATTATGTTCATATTCTAATGTATCATTTAAAAATTGATTGTATAAATCAATATCTTCATTCGAAATTAATATTGCTTCTTTTATCGAATTAATATAATCAGTTGTAGTTTGGGTTATTGTATTTTTTTCTAATACCGATTTACGATATGCTTGGCAAAATTGTGATATAATATCTATAATTGAGAATTTATATGTATTTAATAAATCAGTTATTATTGATAATTCTGTATCTAATATTTCATCAACTATTATTCCCGGTGGAATAACATTATTTAATATTGATATTTCATCTGTTGATAAATTTGTACATATATCTGTTTTTAAAAAATTTATAGGCGGCAATTCTAATCTTAAAAATGTTTGTCCACATAAATCAGCAATTTTTGGTATATCTTTTGTTATTTCATCTCCAAAATTTATATCTCCCAATTCTATTATGTATGATTCTTTTGAAAAATTTGTATATCTTCTATATACTATTTTAAAAAATGTTATTTGTGGCGATCCCGTTAAATATAAATCTTTTGAACCATACGCTACAATATTTATTAATCCACCTGCCATATTATATAATAACATAACATAAAAAGTATTACTAAATTAACAAATACCAAAATAACTATACTATTTTATTTGAATTATTACTCATATTTTATTTCAATTATTACTCATATTTTATTTCAATTATTACTCATATTTTATTTGAATTATTACTCATATTTTATTTGAATTATTACTCATATTTTATTTGAATTATAATTCATATTTTATTTGAATTATTACTCATATTTTATTTGAATTATAATTCATATTTTATTTGAATTATTACTCATATTTTATTTGAATTATAATTCATATTTTATTTGAATTATTACTCAAATTCTATCAAATTTTCCGATAGTTTGCAAATGTTTAAATATCCTATTTTAATATCATTTAAAATCTTTTTATAATTTGGTTGTGTTTTTATATTCTCTAATATTATTGCATTATTATTTATTCTTTTTACTGACTCCATAAAATAAAATCTTAATGTTTTCACTAATAATTTAATTTTTGCATTTTGTAATGTTGTATCTGATTCATAATTCGTAAAAATATATGGATTGATTTTTTTTGTTCCTTCATATTTTCGTGTCCATTCATAATTTTTATTTAAATGGATACGAAAATATTTATTTTCTTTATTATCATATATTTCAATAATTGTTTTTGCAATTTTTATAATATTATTATCTTGCATTTGAAACATATAAATCGCTAATACACATTTCTGTTATATTTAAATTGTGTTTAATTGTTTCTGTTGCAAATCTATAATTAAAATCGTCAGTATCCATATTTATATTTTATATTATTCGCAATATTTTTATATATTATTTGAAAATATAATATATAAAATGGGCAAACTTACAAATTTTAAAAAAATAATAATTGATAATAAATCTTATATCGTTTCGAATTTAAATTATAATGGCAATATTGTTCCTATCATATTAGATTCAAATATTTTAAATACAATCAATAAATTAAATAAAAAATGGCATATTAATGATAATGGTTCAGTAGTAACAACACATAAACATATAAATGATGATGGTGAAGAAATTTTAAAAGAAATTTATTTACATGATATTGTTTTAAAATTTAATAATGTTGAACCAAATAAACCAGTTATCCATATTAATAAATTAGGTATTGATAATCGATTTATTAATTTAATGCTTGATACACATGTTAAAAAAGTTACAAAGAATTTAAATAAAAAATCAAGAACAGTTATCTTACCAGATAATTCTGGAATTAATATTGACGAAATACCATCTTTTGTTTGGTATATGAAACCAGATTCGTCTCATGGAAATCGATTTTTAATTGATATAGGTGATGTTCAATGGAAAACATCCAGTTCTAAAAAATTATCTTTGAGATATAAATTGGAAGAAGCTAAAAAATTTCTTAGATCTTTAAAAGAAACAAAAAGTTATTTATTTGATATTCATTCAATGAATGGCGATTTAAATATTACTGGACGAAAAAATTTAGATTCATTTATCGATATTTCACAAAAAGCTGGATATACAAATTTAAATAATAATAGTAGAAATAATAATAATAATACTGATGTATTTTTAAAAGAAAATTTAACTGGATTAACCGAATTTGAAATTAATTTATTGGCTTCTTTTAATCCTCCTATTTTATAAAATTTTAATTTTAATATTTTGATTCCTCTTGTTTTATATTATTTTGTTTTGTTTGTTTAATATTATTTGGATTATTAATATATGTTTTAGATAATACAATTGACACACTAATAATATTTAATATTATCATTATTAATATGAAATATCCATAATTATTTAATTTATTATTGGTTATTAATTCATTTATAAATTGTTTATAAATGAACCAATATATTGATAATCTTAAAACTGTCATTATAAATAATGATGTTCTATCAGATGAATTACATAATTTACCATATATTGATAATGATGGTACCAATAAGTGATACATTTTTAAATCATATTCTTCGCACATTAATATTAATATTATTTAATAAAATAAAATAATATTTTTATTTAATAAAAACCATTGCTGCTAAACCATTTGATATTCTCAATATATTATTACATAATAAATATCCTCGAAATAATGCTTTATTATTTATATTAATTGATGAATTTAATAATAATTTTACTTCGATATTATCCACTTGACTTGTATTTATTGCACCACTTGGTTGAATATTATATGGATCTAATCCAAATGAATAAATATTCATTCCTTTCAATGGTGTTGTATGTGTATGCATATGCATTTGTGTTGTATCAAAATAATCAGCGGTTCTATATGATATTCTTGGATTACCATTTATTAAAACTGTTTGATTAGTAATAAGAGATTTTCCCACCGGAAAATCCATTTTTACATCTGGATATTCTGTTTTGAAAACTTTATTTTGATATGAATCAGTATAATTATAATAATCATTTGATTTTTTAGTATTTAATAATTGAGTTACCCATACCATTAATTTACATGGATTTTCAACTACTATTTGTGAATTATAATTACTATTATCTATTAATATTTCCGGTGTATAATATAATTGTTCTATTAAATAATCATGACTTGCTTGTGAAAATTTCAATCGTTCGTCATCATCTAAATAATAATAATCTACTAATATGAAACATTTTACTATATTCATATTTTTAAGTTTCGGTATTGGATATGTTACTGTATAATTATTAAATTCTGGTATTGTTGTAGCATTTGACGTTTTTCCTAATATATTATATTTTATAGCTGTTGGACTAGTTAAAATAATATTAATTTGGGTTGAATCATTAATATCAAAACTATTTGATACTGGAATACTAGTTATTTTTTCATCTGTTAATTTGTA